AAATATTGAAAAATAAATATTGCTTAGGAGGTTTTTGAAAATGGGATTATAGTTTTCGTTTTTGGTTCGTTTTGGGTTCCGGGTTCGGTTTTTGGTTCTGCAGCAGTTTGAAAATCGAAATTTAAGGTCAAAAATCCGTATTTTTTGACTTAATATTATTGTTCAAATTTCATTACAGTTATATGAAAACGAAAAAAAGAATATCTTTATCGTTAGGAAAAAATTTGCAGTTTTTCGCAATGAAAAATTTAGATACATTACAGGCGGAAAAAGTCTTACTTATGCAAAACTTGGTAAAAGCATTTAGCGGAAATGACGAAAAAGAAATGGAACAGACGGCTTCTGAATTTTTTGAAAAGGTTCAGGAATCTGTAATGCAAAAAACAAAAGGAATGATGCAGGAGAATGACAGCAACATTCTTGCATCCAGAGGGGCGAGACAACTTACAGGAGAAGAAAACACATATTATCAGGCGGCTATTGATGCTATGCGATCTTCTAATCCAAAACAGGCATTAGCGGATATGACAGTAGTATTGCCAATTACAACCATTGATGAAGTGTTCAAAGATTTGGTTGCGGCACATCCTTTGTTGGAAGTCATCAATTTCCAGAATACCAGTGGTTTGATTGAATTTATCGTCAACACAAACAGTAAACAACTTGCTACATGGGGGAATCTTACCGCAACGATAGTCACTGAATTGACAAGCGGATTCAAAAAAATCAATATGACACACCACAAATTATCTGCATTCTTGCCAGTTGCAAAATCTAATCTTGATTTAGGTCCGATATGGTTGGACAGTTATGTTAGAGAAATTTTAGCAGAAGCCATTTCTTTTGGTTTGGAAGAAGCAATCATTAACGGTACTGGTAAGGATATGCCAATCGGCATGAATAGACAGGTAGGAGAAGGTGTGACCGTTACAGACGGTGTCTATCCACTGAAAGCTACTGTTGTGGTAACTGACCTCGGAACCGTATCTTACGGAAAATTATTGTCTGGGATGGCAGAGGATCCAAACGGAAATCGCAGAGTGGTTAATGAGGTGATTATGGTGGTAAATCCAGCGGACTACCTCACAAAAGTGATGCCAGCGACCACTGTAAGAAGTGCAGATGGTACCTACGCTTCCAATGTGTTTCCATTCCCAACAAAGGTGGTTCAGTCCGTACAAATTCCAGCTGGAAAAGCAATCTTCGGTATTGCTAACCGTTACTTTATGGGCATTGGTACTGCGAAATCTGGAAAACTTGAATATTCCGATGAGTACAAATTCTTGGAAGATGAAAGAACCTATCTCATCAAATTGTACGGTCACGGAGAGCCACTTGATAATACAGCTTTTGTTTATGCGGACATTAGCAATTTGGCTCCAACGCCACAGCACGTTGTTGTCAATGGAACAGTAAGTACAAAGGCGGTGGTTTAATTGAAGGCAAAAGTAATTCATACGTTTATTGATAAAGTTTCGATGAAAGACGTTCCAAAAGATACAGAAATAGAGGTGACAGCGGAACGATTTGCAGAAATCAATTCCACGCATCTCGGTGTCTTTGTGGAAGAAATCAAAGAAGAGGAACCAGAGCCAGAAACAGAACCAGAACCAGAAATTGCGGTTGAATCAGATCCAGAAGTTGTAGTGGAACCAGAGCCAGAAGTTGCAGTGGAACCAGAATCAGAAGTTGCGGTTGAACCAGATCCAGAAGTTGCAGTTGAATCAGATCCAGAAGTTGTAGTTGAATCAGAACCAGAAGTTGTAGTTGAATCAGAACCAGAGGTTGCAGCAGAAGAAAAACCTAAAAAAACCACCAGAAAAAAATCTGAGAAATAGGTGATAGGATGGAATCTGAATTGTTGCAAGCTGTACGGAATTATTTAGATATTACTTGGAAAGATGATGCCGGGGATGTGAAACTCTCTGGCATTATTTCTAGGGGGATGAAGTATATCGACAATGTTGCAGGGGTATCTCTTAATTATTCTGCAGAGGATAAACCGAGAGAAATTCTTTTCGATTATTGCCGTTATGTAAGGTCAAATGCCCTCAATGAATTTCAAGACAATTACCTTCATGAACTTTTATCCTTGCAGATTTCCGAGGAGGTGAAAGCGTATGCAGAAAGTACAGACGTTTAATGACGGTGCTGTGATGATTTTTAAGTTGAAAAATATCGCAGAAAAGGGAAATACACCATTAGAAAAACTGATGCTAAAGCAGGTGCTTCGGTACAAGGAACGAACGGTGGGGTTTGGTCGGTATTATACCGCAAAACAACAAAATGTAAATGTCGCAACAGTTATTCGTTGCCAAAGGGTAAACGGTTTATCGGAAAAGGACACGGATGTTTTGATTGCGGTGTTGGTAGATGGAAACCAGTACAAGGTGGCACAGGTGCAGTACATAGAGGGCATCCATCCACCTGTTATGGATTTGACACTAGAGAGGGTGAAGCAGTCCTATGAATTTGGTTAAGTTATTAGTTGGTTTGAAAAACACACTTTTGACAGTAACGGAAAAGGTATATCATTTTGTAGCGGATAGCGAAGCCACGGCACCTTATATTGTTTGGGCAGAGGATGGACAGAGGGACGGTCTTTATGCAGATGGGAAGATGGTGGAACAATCCATAGAAGGTACGATTCACTATTTTACCCCAAAGGAATTTGATCCTACCGTTGATGATATTCAAAATACATTGAATGATGCAAGGATTTCTTTCTGTTTGAAGTCCATCCAGAAAGAATTGGAAACAGGATTGATACATTATGAATGGGTGTGGTGTAGTGGCGAGTATTGAATTAAAAGGCATGAGTGAATTTGTCTTGGAATTATCAGAATTGGAAACAGGCATTGATGAAATTGCAAAAAAGGCAACATATGAAGCTTCTGATATTGTGGCAGACGAGATGCGAAAAAACATGGGAATGGCGAAAAATATCATACATGGATATCAAATGAATGACTTGCAAGAGGCACTTGGTATTGCTCCAATACAGCTTGATAATAAAGGTGGATGGAATACAAGTGTAGGATTTGATGGCTATGGCTCCCATCCAACCAAAGCATACCCCGAGGGGCTTCCAAATCAATTACTGGTGAGAGCCATTGAAAGTGGAACATCTTTCCGTCCAGCGATGCCGTTTGTCAGAAAAACGGAAAATGCCACAAGTAAAAAAGCAAAAGAAAAGATGGAACAAGTTATTGAAAATGAAATTGGAAAATTAAAGTGATAAAAAAGGAGAGATAACATGGGGGATACAGTGATAAACAGTGCCACCACTGGCATTAAAAGCCTTGTCTATGCAGTGATGACAGACGAGAATACTGAAACATATGGGGTGGTCAAACAAGGTTCACCTTTGATTAACTTGAAATTCAGTCCAAAAACAGACAAAGCTACTCTTTACGCAGATAACAGAGCAGTAGAAAGTGCAACCGTTATTGGTGACATTGATGTTTCTATTGAAACACAGGATATGCCTCTTGAGATGCAGGCGGATTTTTTTGGTCATGTGATTGATGCAACAAAAGGTACGCTTACATACAATATCGGCGATCAAGCACCCTATTTGGCGATCGGGTACCAACGAACAAAAGCAAATGGCAAAAATCGCTATGTGTGGCTTTTCAAAGTGAAATTTGAGGATATTGAAGAAGAAGGCAAGACAAGTGGTGACAAAGTAGAATTTCAGACACCGAACGTGAGTGGTTCAGCTATCTCAAACAAAAAAGGTGACTGGAAAATTACAGCAGATGAAGACGTAAAGGGAAGTGTAATTACTGGCTTTTTATCGGTCGTAGGTGGTACACCAATCTTGTAAGAACGAGGGGCAGAGATGCCCCTTTTTACGTGATAGTAAATCAATTTATTTATTGGGAGGAATCGACATGGAATTAAAATTAAATGAGAAAACGTTTGTGATTGTTTCACCGAAGGCGAGAATGTTTCGAGATGCTTTGGCGGTAAAAGAAGAAGTTGACTTTAATGATTTGAAAACGGTAGACCTTGATAAGATGGTGGATTTCATCTGCAAAGTGTATGGAAAACAATTTACACGAGATGAAGTCTATGACGGCTTAGAGGTTGAAGAATTATTAGAGGCATTTACTGGTGCAATCAATGGTACCACAGGAGGTGCGACCGCAACATTAGACCGATTTCCCACCGAGCAGTAATGGTGAAAAATTGACTTTGTTTGATTGGATCAAGGAAGTATATCTCATCCTTATGGGTGAAGGCTGGACATTAAATGATATTGATGAAATGGATATTAACTGGTATCTGGAATTGCTTTTATACAAAACAAATAAAGGAATCATTAGACAGAATAAAGCACTGGACGATGCAGGACTATAAGGGAAAGGAGGAAAAAGCATGGGAGATATCTCTATTAAAGTAGGCATGGATGTATCAGAATTTAAAAAAGGCATTAGTGATGTAAACAGTCGATTAAAAGTTTTGAATTCGGAATTCAAAATGAATACTGCTGCCATGGGTGAGAATGGAAAAAGCCTTGATGGACTAAAAGTCAAAAGCCAAGGATTGGCAAAAGTGATGGATGTACAAAAGCAGAAAGTTGAGTTTTTAGAAAAGGCTCATAAGGAATCAGTTGAAGCCAAAGGAAAAGATGCAAAAGCCACACAAGATTTAGAAGCGAAGCTGAACAATGCAAAGACTGCAATGCTGAAAACAGAAAGTCAGCTCAAGACAACAAATGCAGAAATTGACAAGCAACAAAATGGTTGGCTCAAAGTCGGTGAAAGCCTAAAAAATGTAGGCAGTAAATTTCAAGATGTCGGAAAGAAAATATCTGATGTTGGAAAAAGTTTATCCATGAAATTGACTGCCCCTATTTTGGGTATTGGGGTTGCAGGTGCAAAGTTAGCATCAGACTTAGAAGAATCCATAAACAAAATTGATGTAGCTTTTGGTAAAAGTGCAAGTGGTGTTGAAGCATGGTCAAGTACAACGCTGAAAAACTTTGGATTAGCTAAAGGAACTGCACTGGATATGGCGGCAGGATATGGCGATATGGGTACCAGTATGGGATTTACCACTGAACAGGCTGCCAAAATGTCGCAAGAACTGGTTGGTCGTGCAGCTGACTTGAGTAGTTTTAAAAATATTTCCATTGATGTCGCAAATACAGCATTGACGAGTGTGTTCTCTGGCGAAACGGAATCGCTTAAAAAACTTGGGGTTGTCATGACACAGGCTAATTTGCAAGAATATGCCTATTCACAAGGACTCAATAAGAAAATACAGGATATGACACAAGCTGAACAAGTACAGTTGAGATACAATTATGTTATGGAGAAAACAAAAAACGCACAGGGGGATTTTGCAAATACGAGCGATGGTACAGCCAACAGCGTTAGGACATTCCGAGAAGGCTTGAAAGAACTTGGAGCAACAATGGGACAAAATATACTGCCTGTTATAACACCTATCATACAAAAATTAAATGAGATGGTGCAATCGTTTGGGAAATTAAGCCCTGAAACGCAAAAAACAATCTTGGTTATTGGCGGTTTGACGGCGGCAGTTGGTCCGCTACTTATTATTGGTGGAAAAATGGCAATGGCAGTCGGCACTATCTCCAAGGTTTTTGGTGGAGCAAGTTTGGCAATGGCAGGCACATCAACAGCGATGGCAGGTGCAACACCAGCGGTAGCAGGTTTGGGTACGACCTTTGGGGCGGCACTTCTTCCTATCTTGCCATGGGTGGCGGCAATCGGTGCGGTAGCAGTGGCAGGGGTTGCGTTACATAAACATTTTAGCCAGGAATGTATTCCAACGGTCAAGTTGTTTGGCGAAGAAACTGCGGAAGGCACGAAAAAAGCTGTTGGTGCTTACATGGAACTGGACAAAAGTGTGGGAGAATCCTTAACGAATTTGAAATTCACTGGACAAACGGTTTCTGCAGAAACCAGAGATACCCTGGTCAATAATTTTGGGCAGTTGGGTGAGCAGATAAAAGTAGGTATGGATGAGAAATTCAATGAATCGTTTTCTTCCTTACAAACCTTTTTTACAAATAGCAGTGCTTTGACGCAAGTAGAGGAACAAAAAATATTAGAGGGTGCAAAGGTTAAGAATGAAGCAGAAAAAGCTGAAATGACCGCACATACACAGCGTATTCAAGCCATTCTTGATGCTGCAAGTACGCAAGGACGAGCGTTAAAAGCACAAGAAATACAGGAAATTAACAGTTTACAGGACGAAATGAAAGTTAACGCAGTACAAAATCTAAGTGAAACCGAACTGGAAAGCAAAGCCATCATGGAACGCATGAAACAGCAAACAGGCGAAATGACGGCACAACAAGCGGTTGAGGTTACAAAAAACAGCTTAGAGCAGAAAAACAAAGCAGTTGAAAATGCAAATGGTCAATATAATGAAACCATAAAAGCCATTGTCAGACAGCGTGATGAAAGTGGAACAATTAGTGCGGCGCAAGCCCAAAAACTGATTGCAGATGCGAAATTACAGTGTGATGAGTCCATAAAGAGTGCAACCGAAATGCATAACGGTGTAATTTCCCAAGCGAAACAACAAGCTGGGGATCATGTATCCCAAGTGGATTGGGAAAAAGGTCAAGTCAAAACAAAATGGACACAAATGATGGAAGAAATGACCACGAAAATCAATGCATATAC